CTGGGCACTGAGTGCACCCGGCGCGCCCATCGCTCACGGCTTTGTAAGCTTTAAGTCCCAACGCTTTGAGGGCGGTGGTATGCGTTACCTGCGCTTTGGTCGTTGGCTTGAGGAGATGAGGGCAAGCGTTGGTGGCACAAACGATCAAGAGCCCCTTGGTGCGGTTTATTTTGAAGAGGTTAGGCGACATTTGGGTGTGGACGCTGCGCACGTCTACGGCGGCTTGCTCGCCACCCTGACCGCTTGGTGCGAGCGTCACCAAATCCCGTATCAAGGCGTGCCCGTGGGCACCATCAAACGTCACGCCACGGGTCGAGGCAATGCCAGCAAGGGCGAGGTAATTGAGGCCATGAAACGCTTGGGCCATGTAGTGGCAGATGATAACGAGGCCGACGCCTTGGCGCTTTTGCACTGTGTGACAGATGAGTTGTCAAAGGGCGTGTCGTCAAAGGGGGTCAGCCATGCATAACAAGACACCTCAAGCTGTAAAGATTGTGCCGGGTACGGTCGTTAAATTGCCAGGCGATAGGATCGCGCAGTGGGAGTCAGTGGGCGAAGTGGGCACGCGGTTTCGTACCGAACGCTTTCGCTGCGTTGACACGCTAGGGTTATTGCTTAAAAACGGTTCCATCACCCAAGCGATGCATGACGCGGGCCAAGAGTTTAATAAAAACTTTACCTACGCGCAGTTAAATTCAGTGGGTTCGGTGCGCTTTGATCGAACGCCAGGGGGTCAGTGGAAAGACAGCGTGACCGAGCGCGTAGCGTGGGCCAGAAAGCGCTTGGGTGACGCGATGGATGCCGTGGGTGGCATTAGTAGCCCGGGTGGTTGTGCGGTGTGGCACGTGGCCGGTTTGGGGCGCAGCGTTAAAGAGTGGTCCATGCAAGAGGGTTGGAACGGTCGCACGATTAACCAGTATGAGGCCAAAGGAATATTGGTCGCAGCGCTAGGTATGTTGGCTTTGCATTATGGGCAGGCGAGATAAAAAATGTCAGGCAAAAATGCTTGACCTGTATATATCGATCATGTAATATTTAGTCATCGCTAGAGATGCGCCCACACAATTTATTTGGTGGGCGTTTTGCATTTCTAAACGCATGAAATCGCTTCACCACATCCAATTTTTAACGCACCCGCTCAAGCTTCTTGTTTAGCGGGTTTTTTAATTCAAGCTTCCCCATTTGCAGGCAACCCATGAACCCACTCCACATCGACTACCGTGCAGTTGAGTTGCTGATCCCCTATGCACGCAACGCCAAGCAACACCCCGAGGCCCAGGTGGCTCAAATCGCTGCCAGCATTCGTGAGTTCGGTTGGGGTGCACCGATCTTGGTTGATGGGCAAAGCAATGTGATCGCAGGCCACGGTCGTTTGCTCGCCGCACGCAAGCTGGGCATGACTGAGGTACCCGTCATCGCTTTAGAGCATTTGACCGATACCCAACGAAGGGCTTTGATTTTGGCCGACAACAAGATCGGCGAGAACGCCTCTTGGGAAGACGAGCTTCTGGGCCTAGAGTTGGCCGATTTGAAAGACGCAGGGTTTGATCTAGGGCTCACAGGCTTTAGTTCAGAAGAATGGGAGGCGCTGATCGCTGGGCCTGAAACCACGCAAGAGGGGCTGACCGATGAAGACGCGGTGCCAGAGGTGGGTGATGAACCCATTGCTAAACCTGGTGACCTTTGGTTGCTTGGCGACCATAAAGTTTTGTGTGGTGACGCGACCAACCTTGACCATTACCAGGCACTTCTTGGCGATGAGTTAGTTGACATGACCTTTACCGACCCGCCCTACAACGTCAACTACGCCAACAAGGCCAAAGACAAAATGCGTGGCAAAAACCGCCCAATTTTGAATGACAACTTGGGCCAAGACTTTGAGCAGTTTTTAAAAGACGCTTGCACCAACATGCTGGCCTTTACCAAAGGCGCGATCTACGTGGCCATGAGCTCCTCTGAGCTTGACACCTTGCAGGCAGCCTTCAGAGCATCGGGTGGCAAGTGGTCAACCTTTATCATCTGGGCCAAGAACACTTTCACACTGGGGCGAGCTGATTACCAGCGCCAGTACGAACCGATTCTTTACGGTTGGAAAGATGGCAGTCAGCACTTTTGGTGCGGGGCGCGTGACCAAGGTGATGTGTGGCACATCAAGAAGCCCCATAAAAATGATTTACACCCCACGATGAAACCCGTTGAGTTAGTTGAGCGTGCGGTGCGCAACAGCAGTAAGACCCAAGACCTCGTGCTCGATCCATTTGGGGGCTCTGGCACCACGGTCATCGCTTGTGAGAAAACCAACCGCCGAGCACGAGTCATTGAGCTTGACCCTAAGTACGTAGATGTAATCGTTAAGCGTTGGGAAGAGTATGCGGGCAAGCAAGCCGTTCGATTCAATAAGCAAGAAACGGAAATCGTTTCAGTGAGTCCTGAAAGTGTTCCATTTTGTGGTGTCAAAGTGCATGGCAGCAAAGACTTCAAATAAATAAAGCTCTAAATCATTATGAATCTCAATATACGCAACATCCATCTTTCCAAGCTTAGTTTGAGTCAACTTAAATTGGTTTAGGAATTCATTATCGAGCATAGCCTCATCGCGACGCATCTTGTGTGACAGCTCCCTTGTGGCCATTCGGTAAGTTAGGCTTGCAGAGTTATGAGTATTAGCACTTAAATGCTGTTTTACCCGTCTGAGTACACCCCGAGAAATGCCAACGTAGATCACTTTTTTTTTCTCAATAAATACGTAGCAACCCGGGAAGTCGTGTGTTTTACCAATCTCGTCTAAAAAAGCTTTTGAAACACTTTTAAAGCTAGAAAAGGCCTTAGCTGGTACGGCTTCCTTTTCAATTGCATTCGAAAACTTATCGAGATAGTCTGGCAAAACCTTAGAGGCCAGTTCCTCAAAAGAGTGTTTGCAGTTATCAATTGGCATAATGTTCCCTAAAATCTATATTATGAGTTTGGCTTGTATTTTCTTTTTGGTTACAGCTTAAGCCAAAATCGAGAACTACGTGCTAAATGATTTTTATGTACAAACCTGTTCGCCAATGTTTAAGTTGCTGTTTGAGTGCCAGATCTGGCGGCTAATTATCGGCGCGTTTTAAGTCACGATAAAAGTTCTCATGCGAGCCCAAAGTGAGCAATTTCAAAGTCTGCTCATCCACTACGCGGTAGGCCAACAAATGAAGTTGATTCGAGAGGCGAAACTTGTAGACTCGCACGCCAACTAAGTCGCCCACCTTGGCCTCACCCAACGCTGGGTCATCACTGATGGCTTGTATAGCATGGTCGAGTTCAAGCTTTTGCGGCGGGTGAAGTTTCTTGGTGGCTCGAACAAATGTGGGCGTGACAAGTAGTTTCATGGTTTGGTCAGGTTACCCAAAGACATACTCGCCTACCGGCTCTTCTTGATCAGCGATCAGTATGTCGCGAATCATAAAAAACGGTAAGTCTGGGTTCTCTTCAGCGATCTTGCCGATTCGAGACCAGTACTCGATCTGTTTGGGCACTGAGCGATGTTGCACTTGGGCGTGGCTTTTGGCTTCGTTTACGAGTTGCTCAGATAGTTTGACGTTGATGGACATAGCAGACCTCTTTATGGGTTGTTGTTATTGTATTACGAAAGGTTCCAATACGGAACCTTTGCTGTGATTCAATCCTCAACTCTCGATGCGATAGCACCTAGGCTGGCCATCAATCTTGGTCGAACTAATCACCAGCCCTAATTTCTTTTTAAACGTCCCTGCAAAGGCACCGCGCACGGTGTGGGGTCGCCAACCGGTGGCCTCACAGATCTGTGCAATCGTTGCCCCCTCGGGGCTCTTGAGTAAGGCCACCACCAGTTCTTGTTTGCTGCCCTCGCGTGCAGATGCTTGGGGCTTGGCGGCGATGGCAGCCTGAATGACCTTATCCAGAATGCTTAAGCTAATTGGCGCCTTGTGAGGCATCCCTAACGCTTCGTAGCCTTCGCTGGCAATGAACCAGTCTGAGCCTTGGCGGGTGATGAGGGTGCGTTTGCTCATGCTGTCGAGCACCTTTTGTCTTGCGCCGCCTTTGATTGAGTCTGGGAACCAGATGATCTTACCTTCGTTGTGGTGGTGGGCGTAGTCAAGGACAGCGTGCTGAGTGGGGGTCAAGGTTGATTTGGTTTGAGTCGTCATGATGTTAAGCCTCAGAGGTGTGGGTTGATGGTGTTCCTATGAACGCTCTACTTGCACGCAAAGACAAGTCAATTAGATCTATTTATTAATCTATCTTGATTAACAGTCAGTCAATCAAGTGACTCAACAGTTAAGTTACTTAACAGTTTGAGGCCAACCATGCCCCATAGCGCACCCCTTGCCTGCAGACACCCAGGCTGCAACGCCCTGGTGAGTGTGTCAGGCTATTGCCCAGCTCATCAAACAGACCTGCGCCAATGGGACAACGCTGCGCGAGCCAAAGCCAGGCGGGCCAAGCGTGGGCTCTCAGCCAACAGCACCCACTGGCGCAGGATAAGGGCAACGGTGTTAAGCAGCGAGCCCCTGTGTCGGCACTGCCAGCAAGCTGGGCGGGTGCAGCTGGCCTACGCTGTAGATCACATCGATGGCGACTCGGCCAACAACGCTTTGAGTAACCTGCAACCGCTGTGCTTGTCATGTCACTCGCGCAAGACCGCACGCTTTGATGGTGGCTTTGGCAACCCCAAGCGCTCAGATTGCTCCGATTTAGACCAGTGTTAAGGACAAGTGAGGGGGGGTAAAAGTCTAAGCCCCTTTTGCCTAGAACCGTCCGCTCAATAGAATTTTTGTGACCGCGAATTAAACCAAGGGGGGGTTAGCCCTTTTTAGCAAGACCCCAGACGATATGAGAGGAAGAAAACCCATACCCACCGCCTTAAAGCTCATTACCGGTAACCCGGGCAAGCGTGCCATCAACGCACATGAGCCCGAGCCGCGCTCTGATTTAACCCAAGCCCCTGATTGGCTCACGGACCGTCAGCGAGCCACGTGGACGGACGTCATCGGCTTAGCACCACCGGGATTGCTCAAAGATATTGATGCATCGGTCTTTACCGTTTGGGTGGTTGCCTACGATCTTTACCAAGAGGCCAGTGACAAGGTGTCACGCACGGGCATGTTGATTAAAGCGCCCAACACGGGCGTGCCCATGCAGTCGCCTTACCTGGCCATTGTGAACAAGCAAGCCCAGATCATGATGAAGGCCGCAGCGGAGATGGGTTTTACACCCGCCTCGCGTTCGCGTGTGACAGTCAAACAAACGGGCAGCAAAGCCGGTGACCCGTGGAGTGCGATTGCCGGTGGCGGGTCGGCTAGATCGAGCGGTTAGGCCAAGAGATAAACCATGAGATTAGCTTCTTGATCA